GATCAATTTTGCCTTGGACTTCGCATACCTGATGGCCTGACTCAACGTCAATAACCTCGTACACCGAGTCATCGCCATGTGCCAAGCCTTCTGCTACATCACCGCCAATAGCATAAACCCTGTCTGCTTGTGGCTCTTGCCATATTCGCATGTCATAGCTCATGCCGCTTGCATCTCACAGGTTACAGCGCCCTCACTGTCCATCAACAAAGTGCCTCGCATCGGGGGTGTAACAGCCATGCTACGCAAGTGACGCAACAGCTGCGATGAAAAAGCCAGCTTAACGCCCATAGGCACAAACATACCATGCACACGCGCTTCGATTTCGTCGTCGTCCCACTGCTGCATCAGTCGCGTTTTTGCATCTTCAGGAATATGAGGGTTGTCAAGCATCGACCAGCGATGGAAAGTGATCCCTTTAGACTGCTGTTGCAGAAAAAGCTCTTCATAGATCCACGGAATACCGCCACGCTTTTCATCGAAGATAGGCGTCATTGTGCCTAAGAAACGGCCATGATAGTCCGCTAAGCGAGCCATGCACTCGCCATAGATCTCGCGGGGTTGCACCTCATCGTGATGCACCTTGTGCAGCCGCACTCCCTGAAAAGTGTTACGCTTCTGCGTGCTAAACTTAAAATGAATCCATGAGCCATTGGTAAACATTAGGCGGTGGTCGGCCCAACCGCTGCGAGCGCTATAGCGAGAGGCGTCGTCTACGAAGTTCCACAGAAAGCCCGACTCATCTTCGCCCAATACCTGCTCTACGAGGGTGCGTTCACAGACGTTGACAGACGTTTCCTCTGTGTCGGAAACAACCCACATATAAACTGGTCCCTCGAAGCGCTTAGACCGCTGCTTAGTAACCACATCTAAGCCTAAGCAATCGGCTACGTCTTCCATTAAACCAGCAATGGTCTTACCGCCACGGTTGCCTGCAATAAACCATTTATTATTGCTTTCATCTAAAAGAGCGCCAGCCTGACAAGCATCTTTGCCCTTATACCCTCCATAAGCCCTATCATTAACTAGACCGAAGGGGGACCATAAAAAGAAAGGAGATTGAGCCAGGCGACGTATCTGCTCGTAACTTTTTGCGTCGGCCGCCTCAAAGACCTCGTGCAGCTCAGGACGGGCGATAAGCTGAGTTGCCAGCTTAGAGAGCATAGACAAATCAAATTGCGCCATTACTCAAACCATCGAATAGATGCTGTATGATATAATTCGTCTCCTGCAATAGCACGCAACTCGTCTATCGCCTTGCGACTATTCCACACGGCTAATTGTCCCCCTTCTGTTTCTCCGGCAGACATGCCCAACCCTAAACATCCTTGCACTTGGCTGGCATAATTGGCAACGTGGATAAGGCAAGCAAAACGGTCTGCTTGACGGTGCGGTTGATAGCTTACGCTACCGCCAACAAACGCCCAAACATCGCCATATTTATTAGACGAATGATTAAGCAAGGCATACTCGCCGCCAGGAATACAAGAAATTTCAGGACGATTGCCGATCCAAGGCCGTTCGATGCCCCAAAAAGTTTGATCTTTAACGCTTACCGTGGAAAGAGTGCCACTCTTATCCATTTTGTAGCGATTAATCTCCAAGTGCATCACAATTCATCTTTGTCAAAAACGTAATGAGCAAATCCCACGGCAACACAGCGATCGGGTCTGCGTTATTGCGCTTTAGCAATAGCATATCGTTGTCGCCCAGCCAACCTTCTAAAGTTTTAAACCCCGCACCTTCCTTGCGAGCTTTTACTTCCGCAATCAACGTATCCTGTATTAGCACATCGCCAGAAAAAGTGCCTCCGGCAGCGCCCGATAACGGTACGCGCTCCGCTGCGATACCTGCGTCTTTAAACTTATTGACCAGCTCTCGCTCTACGCGGCCGCCTTTGTCGCGACTCATTCGTCCCAAAATTAATCTTCAACCATCGTTATAGTTCCAATTCCATTTGGTCTGCGGACATATGTTTAAGCAATTCATCGCAAAGAGCTTTTAAATCGTCCGCGTGTATGCGCACGTAGGCACCATAATGCACGTACGTAGAGAGAGACCGCGCCGCTCGCTTCCGAATCTTCTCTACATCCTTCTTTTTCACTCAGCGCACACTCTACCACTTAACTTTATTAGCCCAGTACGCCGCAGACAACTTGCCTTTGGCTATGTTTTTAGCGTGACGCGCTTTAAAACTTTTACGCCGTGCTTTGCCTTTGGCAGATTTGGGATTAGACCCTGCACCCGACACACCTTGTTGGCCAAAACGAATTAGCTTAACGGTATCACCAGACTTAGCTAATACAGCGTGGCTTTTTTTTGCATGACCAGACGTTCGCTTGGGCTTGTTATACCCTGAAAACTTTTCTCCACGATACGTAATACTCAAAATAGCACCTCTTAATCATTTTGCGTAAAACATAATGCACTTATCGTTATAATAATGATAAAGCCGTATAGACATAGCCGCCAACAAAAAAGAAAAAAAAAGACAATCGCATTACGATTGTCGAATATTTTCGACACACATTATTTGTAAGTTGCTATAGATATACGTAGGTTTAAAACCTTACAATACAAGAAAGCCAAGTGTATAATTAAAATGACAAAAGAAGAAAAAAACCCCTTACACGCGCTTTGCCATAAGCGACTAAACCAGATGTTTGACCAGAGCAATCAAACGTATTCGTCGCTAGCCAATGCAACGGGTGTGCATCGCCATACGGTCCAGACTGTATTTGCCACGGGCCGTGGCGACATGAGTTTGATAATCGAGATCGTAAACCTGCTTGGACATAATCCAGCCGATTTATTCGACACAAACCCAGGGTCATTGCAACAAATTCTCACGGGCGTTCGTCGCATCGACGTTATGCTCCGAAAAATATATTCAGAGACCTATAGTATTTCGGGCGGCGGCGAAGCAATGGAACCCTACATTGCCCCAGACTATTATTGCGTTTACACGGGCTACCAAACTGAAGTGCGTAGTGAATATCAAAAATATTTTCAGCCTGTGCCGCCCTCAATAGACAGAATTTGGATCGACGGCAACGGAGATAAAACAAAAATAGAGCAAGGGGAGGTGATTGGCTTGACCTATCAAGCTGAGCGCAAGCTCAATGCGCGGTCAGCGGCGGCAACTAAATCCGTTTTCTCTAAAAAGTTGTGCGATGTAGCAATGTGTCCAATGGGTATTAGCGTCCATTATTCCATTGCCGAACGCAGCCAACACGACGACAAGGTCGTAATCCGCAATATGCACGACAGCTTGCAGCTAGAGCAGCCGACCGGCGTCTACGTAGAAAATAGACGCATCAAACCAAAAATTCGAAGGAGGATTTGGCGTCAAATACGCGACTGGGCGACTGTCGATTCGCCCTACCCTAAAGGCATTGCATTTACTAAACTTGACGAATCATCAGCAAAACAATGTAATGCAAATACTCCCCTAATAAAGGAAACAACATGACAACTGTGGCAGCAGACACAGAAAGATTGCTTCTTACCGCTTTAGTACGCACAAACACAATCGTAGAGCGCATGGTAAGCAGGCGCATACGCAATGACGCTGTAGAAAAACAACTCAAACACAACGGCATTGTCATAGAGCAAGCCAAACGAGCAGCTCGGCGTCAATATAACGTAGTTAATGGCGATGACATCGAAGA